GTTGAACTTTGTTGCAGTTCGTTCTGGTGTTGAGTTCTCAGAAGTTGCTGGTGCTATTTAATATAAATAATTAAAACGATTAAAATCGGAGAATTAAATGGCATTTGACTTATCTACATTTACTAGTGCGCTCGCTACGGGGGGCGCCCGTCCCAGTTTATTTGAACTTAATATAACTGCACCAAGTATCACTGGACTAGATTTTACCAATGTAAAATATTTTTGTAATGTCTCAGCACTTCCACCATTGACAGTTACTCCAATTGAGAGACAATATTTTGGAAGGACTGTAAAATTTCCAGGCGACATGGTATTTGGAGATTTATCAACTACCATTATGGCATCACAAGCAGGAACTGAAAGAAGCAGTTTTGAAAGTTGGATGAATGCCATAAATGGTACAAATGATAATGGTTTAGATGTTGGGATTAACACTGCTAATGGTTTTGGTGGAACTGTTAAACTTATTCAATATGGTAAGAGTTCAACCACTGCAATTCATACGATAACATTTGTTGATTGTTGGCCAACAACTGTCGGTGAAGCGCCTGTTAGTTATGATACTGCAAGTGACATATTACAATTTGATGTTACATGGGCTTATAATTACTACACTTTTGCTTAAGGATAAAGATGCCGTTTTCAGTATCAACTTTTAAAACTAATGTTCTAAAGACTGACTTACAAAGACCTTCTTTATTCAAAATTCAAATAAATTCAGAGGATACAAGTCAAAGTTTTGTAGATAATGAAGACATTCTAGTTAAAGCAGCGGCGGTTCCTGCTGCAAATATCGCGGCTTTACCTATCAATTATGCCGGAAGAGCATATAAACTTACTGGTTTGAGAACTTATGATACTTGGACAACGACTATCATAAATGATGAGGGTTTTTCTGCTCGTAAAAAGATCATGAATTGGATGTATAGAATATCTGGTGGTGCAGATGGAGACAGAACTGCAGCAACTGGTGGTCCAGGCGGTTTAGGTGATGGCAAAGTCACTCTCATTGGAACAGATGGTTTAGATAAACAAACTTGGAAAATGCATTTCATGTGGCCAACAGAGTTAGGTGAAATTGCACTTGATTGGTCAAGTGATGCAGTTGAAGAATACACTTGCACATGGGCATATGATTACTGGACTCATGGAACAGTGGTTGAAGAAACAAGTAGCGTCGTTGACGAAGATCCTGAAATGGGCGATGAACCATAATAGTTTAAAATGAATGACCTTTTCAGTAACAGAATTCAAATCAAATCTTAAAAAGGGTGGAGCAAGATCCGCCCTTTTCTCAGTAGAACTTCTTTTTCCTACTGGTGTCACAACTCCACTCACACGTTCTGAATTTTTAGTTAGATCGTCTTCTATTCCTGCATCCAATATTGGTACACATGAAGTATTTTTTCATGGTAAGGCCATAAGAATTGCAGGAGATAGAACATACGATACTTGGGAAACAACAATTTTAAATGACGAAGACTTTGGAATAAGAAACTCTATTGAAGAGTGGATGAATTTGATCTCAAATTCAAAACTAAATAGTAGAGACAGCACCTTTAGTGATTCAGAAGGTGAGAATGTTGACTATAAGAAAAAACTTACAGTCAAACAGTTTAGTAAAGAGGGTACACAATTGCGTGCTTACAATTTTGTAAATGCATTTCCAACTTCATTGTCACCGATTGGGTTGGATTGGGCAAGTGGTGAGTTGGAAGAATTTACTTGTACATGGACTTATGATTATTGGGAATCACCAGCAACTATCACGATAGATGATACGGAAGGTTAATAATGGCATTTGAAATATTTGGTTTCAAAATTGAAAGAAAAAGTGAAGAAAGACCTAATGCAAATGTACCTGCATTTGCACTTCCTGAAAATGATGATGGATCTGTTATGTTTGCAGGTGGTGGAGCTTATGGTTCTTATCTCAACATGGAAGGTGAGTATAAGAACGAAGTAGAGTTGATTTACAAGTACAGAGAAATGTCATCTCTTTCAGATTGTGAAGTTGCAATAGAAAATGTAGTAAATGAGGCAATTGTCGCCGGAAAAGGTGAACGCCCAGTCAATATTCTTCTTGACAATCTTAATCTTACAGAGTCAATCAAAACAAAAATACGAAATGAATTTGATGTAATTTTAGATTTGTTAAACTTTAACAATTTTGGTCATGAAGTTTTTCGCAGATGGTACATTGAAGGAAGATTGTATTATCACATCATGATTGACGAAAATGATCCATCAAGAGGTATTGTTGAATTGAGAAGTCTTGATGCTACAAAAATTAAAAAGATCACTCAAGTCAACAAAGAAAAGAAACAAGACACTATCAATGTGAAGGTTAATGAGGTATTCAATTACAATCCTGCTGGTTTGAATGCTCAAAATCGTCAAGGAATATTGATTTCAAGAGATAGTATAGCATATTGTACATCTGGATTACTTGACAAGAGAAAAAAGATGGTCTTGTCATATCTTCACAAAGCAATCAAACCACTTAATCAATTGCGAATGGTTGAAGATGCAATCGTTATCTACCGCATATCAAGAGCTCCAGAACGAAGAATTTTTTATATTGATGTAGGAAATCTACCAAAGGTCAAAGCAGAACAATATATTCGTGATATCATGACACGATATAAAAATCGTCTTGTCTATGACTCCGAATCTGGTGAGGTTAGGGATGACCGCAGACATCAATCAATGTTAGAAGATTATTGGTTACCACGAAGAGAAGGTGGAAGAGGAACAGAGATTACCACACTTCCAGGCGGAGAAAATCTTGGACAGTTGGATGATGTACAATACTTTCAAAAGAAACTTTACAAAGCAATGCACGTTCCTGTTTCACGATTAGAAGCAGATTCAGGGTTTTCTCTAGGTAGAGAAAGTGAAATTACAAGGGACGAATTATTATTCAGTAAATTTGTTCACAAGTTACAAATAAGATTTTCTTCATTATTCCAAGAAGTAATGGAAAAACAATTGATACTAAAGAAAATTATGACTTCTTCCGAATGGAATGCAGTAAAAGATAATATTCAATATGATTTTACATCAGATCACTTTTATACAGAATTAAAACATCAAGAAATTATGAATGCAAGAATGACACTTGCAAGGGATTCGGAAGATTTTGTAGGTAAATATTATTCAAAAGAATGGTTTAGAACAAACATACTCAGACAAACAGAAGAAGAAGCACAACTAGAAGATGAAAGAATTGAAAGTGAAAATGAAAGTGAAATGGAAAATGTTCCGTCTGATGACGAGGACAATTAATTTATAAATATTAATAGACTATTATTTGGAGGATTATGTCAGAACAACCACAAAAACAACAAGAGTTTAAGACAGTGGATATAGTAGATTTTTCAATGCAAAACAACCCTTTGAAAGTAAACGATGCTTTCAATCAACTTATTTCTTCTAAGGTTGTAGATATGTTAGCAACCAAGAAACAAGAAGTTTCAAACAATATGTTTGCAGACAAAGTTGAAGTAGAACCAGAAGAAGAAATTCAAGCAGAACCTGAAGAAGTTGTGACAGAACCCATCACAGAACCAGAAGAGGAAACAACGGAGGTACAGGCATGAAACTATTAGCAGCAAAAACTGCAACAACTGCCACAGAATTGAATTTAGGTAAAGCTACTGCTGTTGCGGTTTATGCTTCTGCAATTACAGTCATAAATGTTGTTGCAAATGATGGAACTGAAGGTGGAACAAGTGGAACAGTAGTCGGTTCTGTAACATTACCGGCTGCAACACTCACAACAATTCACAAAGATTCTGACCAGTTCTTAAAAGCAGATGTAACAAACGGAACATATACAAAGATTGCAGACGGCGTTGTATGAAAACACTAACAGAATTTAAGAATCAAAACATCCAAGAAGACGGACATACAGACGTTCCAAGTGCAATGCGTTCTTTGAAAGTCATGTCCGAGTCCATCTCTGAAATTGAAACCGCATTGAGTTCTATGTCAGGAGAGGATTCTTTGGAATCATGGTGGATGAATAAAATAAATTCTGCTAGTGAAAAATTAGAGTCAGCTGCAAATTACATCAAATATCCGATGAAAGATGAGTCAGTAATCAAAGAAGATGTAATCAATATGTTGCGAACTATCTCCAAAAAGAAAAAAGAAATGAATATCAAGTTTGCATCTGGTACAGAGGTTCCTATTGATCCAGATTCAGCAAACGTTTTGTTAAAAACATATGACTCACTTAATTCTTCCAACAAGAAAAAAATGCAAATGAACATGAATAAAGATACCAAATCTTTTATGAAAGTTTTGGATTTTGCATTTAGTAACGCAAAATAAAGGCAAATATGAAATTAATCTGCGAACTTACAGAATCAGTAGATTATGAACTTATTGAAGAAGGTGCCGGCGGAAAAAAGCAATATTTTATTGAAGGTATCTTCATGCAGTCCGAACAGAAAAACAAGAACGGACGAATCTATCCAAAAGAAGTTCTTCAAAAAGAGGTCAATCGTTATGTCAAAGAGTACGTAGAACCAAAACGAGCCTTTGGAGAACTAGGACATCCAGACGGACCAACTGTAAATCTTGATAAAGTATCACATATGATTACAGAATTGGTAGAGGATGGAAAAAACTTTATTGGAAGAGCAAAAATTCTTGACACACCAAATGGTCAGATTGTAAAAAGTTTGATTGATGAAGGTGCAAGACTAGGTGTTTCCTCAAGAGGTATGGGAACACTGAAAGCAGAAAAGCGAGCACAAGTTGTTCAAGATGATTTTTATCTTGCAACTGCCGCTGACATTGTTGCAGATCCTTCTGCACCTAATGCTTTCGTTGAAGGTATTATGGAAGGTGTAGAATGGGTTTGGGATGGTGGTTTACTGAAAGCACAAGATGTTGAACGTGCGAAAGCAAACATTCAAAAAGCATCTTCAAAACAACTTGAAGAAGTAAAACTTAGAGAATTCAAAAATTTATTGTCTAATTTTTAAGTTTTATAAATATTAACAGTAAGAACTACTTATAAACTTTAGGAGTTTCAATGACTGAAGAAATTAATAACCAAGAAGAAGTTCTGGAACAGACTGAGCAAGAACAGGAACTTGTTGAAGCTCCAGAGCAAGTTGCAGAAGAAACTGTAGAAGAAGAGAAGATTGAAGAGATTCAGGTTCCTTCAACTAAGACTGCAATGATTAAACAACTTTTTGACAAAGTAAACGGATTGAAAAAAGAAGAAGTTTCAAAACGTTTCAAAGACCTTATTGATGTAATAGAAGCAGAAGACATGGGTGGAGAAGACCCAGAGTCAGCATCACCAGAAGGTGACAAAGTTGCAATCGGTAAGAAGAAAAAGAAAATGAAGGTTGCGATGCCTGAAATCAATGTCAAAGAAGACATTGCCGCTTTGGTTCAAGGAGAAGAACTTTCCGAAGAATTTAAGTCAAAAGCAGCAACAATTTTTGAAGCTGCAGTGCATCAAAAAGTGATGGAAGTTTCAAGTGACAAAATTGACGAACTTGAAAAAGAATTTCAGGATAACTTACAAGAAGAAATTGTTTCTTTCCGTGATGAGTTAACAGAAAAAGTTGACGGATACCTTAACTACGTAGTTGAAGAGTGGATGAAAGAAAACGAACTTGCACTTGAAAGTTCCCTGAGAAGCGAAATTACAGAAGAGTTCATGAGTGGATTAAAAAATCTTTTCACCGAACATTACATAGAAGTTCCAGATGAAAAGGTTGACATTGTAGAAAACCTTTTTGACAAAGTTGAGGAACTAGAAGAGAAGTTAAATTCTCAAATCCAAGAGAACGTCAAAGTTAAAGACGAACTCAATGATTATCGCAAAAACAAAATTCTTGAAGAAGTATGTGAAGACCTCGCAGACACACAATCAGAGAAAATGAAATCTTTGGTTGATGGAGTCACATTTGAGGAAAATGCAGATGATTTTGAGAATAAGGTAAAAATGATTAAGGAGAGTTACTTTCCTAATCAAGTTAAACAGGATGAAAATATTGAACAAGAAGATGTCGTTTCAGAAGAAGAGGTAACGGAAGAAACCCCTAAGATGAATAGCATCATGGAGGCTTACAGCAAGGCAATTGCTCGTAAGTAATTTTTTACATAGTTTTTAAAACAAAACAGGAGTTTTAAAATGCAACTCGCAGAACAAATTAATAAAAAGTGGGCGCCTGTTCTTGACCATCCCGAACTCCCAGAGATTAAGGATGCACATCGAAGAGCGGTAACTGCTTTATGTCTTGAGAATGTTGAACAACAATATGCTCAAGACCAGCAAGGTGGTGGACTTCTTGCAGAAGCTCAACCAAATTCCTTGATGGGTCTTTCTACTCCCAACCCAAATGTTGGTGGTATTTCAGGAAACCCAACTCATTTGAACGTTGACTTTGCTGATCCAGTTCTTATCAGCATGGTTCGCCGTGCAATGCCACAACTTATCGCTTATGATATTTGTGGTGTACAACCAATGTCTGGACCTACTGGACTTATCTTTGCACTACGTGCTAGAACAGCATCTGCTGATGCAAATTCTGGAGCGCAGGATAAAGCAGAATTGTTAGTAGACGAAGCGGACACTTCTTTCTCTGGTGCTGGAACTCATGGTGGATCTGCGCCAGGATTGTTGATTGACGGAACTGGAACAGGTGAAACTGGAACAGAATACGAATCTGGTGATGCAATGACAACTCTCGCTGGTGAAACTGACATTTCAAATGAAATGACATTCACGATTGAGAAGATTTCAGTCGCTGCCGGAACAAGAGCACTTAAAGGTTCCTACTCAATGGAACTTGCACAAGACCTGCGTGCTGTACATGGTCTTGATGCTGAGGGTGAACTTGCAAATATTCTTTCTGCTGAAATTCTCGCAGAAATCAATCGTGAAGTTGTTCGTAAGATTTATATCAATGCTAAGGTTAGTGACACAGCGGCTACAACAGCTGGTATTTTTGACCTTGACACGGATTCTAACGGACGTTGGATGGTTGAAAAATTTAAAGGTCTTATGATGCATATTGAGCGTGACGCCAATGGTATCGCAAAAGACACTCGCCGAGGAAAAGGTAATATCATTATTACATCCTCAGACGTTGCATCTGCTCTTCAGATGGCCGGAGTTCTTGACTACGCTCCATCAATGAGTACAGACCTTAACGTTGACGAAGCATCAAACACTTTTGCTGGTGTATTGAATGGTCGTTATCGTGTTTATGTAGACCCATTTGCAGCTAAGAATGCAAAAGAGTACTATGTTGTAGGTTACAAAGGTCCATCACCAATGGATGCCGGTATTTTCTATTGCCCATACGTACCATTACAAATGGTTCGTGCGGTTGACAGTGCAAGTTTTCAACCACGTATCGCTTTCAAAACACGATACGGAATGGTTGCAAATCCATTTGCACAAGGTGCCGCTGCTGATGCAAACGGAGGTACAAGTGTAGGAAATGGACAGTTGACAGGTGATCTTGGTAGTGCTTCTGGTGCTGTCGGTCCTCACTTGAATGAGTATTACAGAAAGTGTCAGATTGCTAACTTGATGTAATTTGTCACCTACATATTGTAGGGATTTCAAAAGGAGAGGACGTAAATCCTCTCCTTTTTTTGTTTGTAGTAATTATCTTGTGAGGAAATAATGATAGTAGTAATTGGAAATGGTCGTTCAAGATCAGTATTTAATCTTAATCTTTTAGATAATCATACTTCATATGGATGCAACGCTGTTTACAGAGTTTATAAACCAACTTATTTAATTTCAGGCGATCACCATATGATTTGGGATATTTGTTATTCTGGTTATTCAAAAGAAAATTATTGTTTTTTTAAGTCATTTGATAAGATACCACATTCTAGTTATGAAATGATTAAATCAATGTATCCAACTGGATTTAGGATATTGGAGACAACTCCAAAAACAAAAGAATTTGTTTCATTTCAGATTAATAAAACTGATCTATCAATTTATTGGGTTTCTGAAGAAGAAAAATCTGAAAAAATAGAATGGTGGGGAGAAAATGAAAATGATTCATATACTTCTGGAACAGCTGCAATGAAACTTGCTTGTATCATGAACCCCAAAGAAGATATCTATTGCATTGGATTTGATTATTATTTGGATAGGACAGCTGACAATATTTTTTTAGGAACTAGACATTACAGATATGCATCAAATATAGAAGAAGCACATCAGTATTTTAACTCTAAAAAAGGAACCCAGTTTGATAGAGAAAATTGGATAAAACAACATAAAAGAATAGAGGAAGAATTTGATAATAAGATTTATCATGTGGGAAAACATTTAAACTACGTAGATTTTGAAGAATTACTGAATAAATAATAGTATGAGCGCATCAAATAAAGTACCCGAAAATTTAAACTATCTCTCCAATGTCAGTTTTCGTCTAACAATGGAAGATGCACCACATCTTACATGGTTTTGTCAATCTGCGAATATTCCAGGCGTCTCAATAGATTCTATTGAAGTTTTTAATCCACACGCAACAATTCCAGTTAGTGGCACCAGAGTTAGTTTTGAAGAGTTATCTATTCGTTTTATTGTAGACGAAGAGATGAAAAATTGGGTTGAAATTTACGATAGAATAATAGCACTTGGACTTGCAGAGGGACATGACAAATATCGTAAACTTCAAAACAGTGGTTCTAATCTAACTGCAAGGGGTGGTACAGTTTCAAACATTATTCTCACACTTTTAACAAGTGCAATGAATCCCCAGATGGAGTTTCATTTTTTTGATGCATTTCCAATCAATGTATCATCTGTAGAATTTGATAGTTCAGCAGCAGATGTAGAATATTTTATTGCAACCGCTACTTTTCGTTATGTTAACTATGAAATCAAAAACCTATTGAATAATTGATATCTATATAATTTATGACAATTGATGAAATAATGACAATGTGGGAGAATGACTCTCACATTGATGACACAGATTTAGACAATGAATCTTTGAAGATACCAAATCTTCACCAAAAATACTTAAACATTTACAGTAAAGAGAAACGCAAACTCTCTGACTTGAAGACACACTGGAAGGTGTTGTTTCAACAAAGATGGGAGGTAGTGATTTCTAAAAGTGGTAAGGCTCCAGAACATAACATACGACTGTCCAAGACAGAACTTGAAAAGTATTATGTCGCTGCTGATGAACCACTACAAAAAGCAGAAAAGATTCTTAACGAGCAGGAAGCAAAAGTAGAGTATCTGAGTAAGGTATTATCAATCATTGAAAACCGAAGTTTCCATATCAACAATGCAATAACTTGGAGGAAGTTTGTTGCTGGACTTGGGTGATAATGGAATTGGAAATAAATTCAGTTGATAATGTCTATATTCAAATCTCATGCGAACCATCTCTGAAGATGGAACTGAATCACTATTTTCGTTTTCGTCCAAACAACTATCAATTCATGCCCATGTTTCGTGCGAAGAAATGGGATGGATATGTATATCTTTTCAACAACGATAGTGGAAAGATATATTCAGGTCTAAAAAAAGAGGTTTACAGATTTGCAAACGATAGAGAATACAGAGTAAAAGACAATACTGTATCTGAAAATTTAAACATCACAAACGAAGATTACTTTCAGTTTCTCACATCGTTTCCTTGTGAATACAAACTAAGGGACTATCAAAGCAATGCAGTACGATATGCAATAGACCAAGAAAGATGTCTTTTACTTTCACCAACAG